CGTAGTCACTGGTTAGCAGATGAAGTACCATTAGCATCCGATTTAAATGATTGGAAACTTAAATTAAACGAATCAGAAAAGAATTTAATAGGTAATATATTAAAGTCATTCGCTCAAACAGAAGTTCATGTAAATGATTATTGGTCAACTAAAGTATCACTTTGGTTTCCAAAACCTGAAGTACAAGCAATGGCTCGTGTGTTTGCTGATTTTGAAAGTATACATGCCGAAGCATATGCTCGTTTAAATGAAGAACTAGGCCTAGATGATTTTCAAGCATTTATGGAAGATGAAACATCAAAAAACAAAATTGATCGTTTAATCGAAGTACCAGGTGAAACATTAGAAGAAAAAGCAATTTCGTTAGCTATATTTTCAGCATTTACTGAAGGAGTAAATTTATTTTCTTCATTTGCTATATTAATGTCTTTCCAATTAAGAAATTTAATGAAAGGAACAGGACAAATTGTAGAATGGAGTGTTAGAGATGAATCATTACATTCAAAAGCAGGATGTTGGTTGTTTACAACTTTATTACAAGAATATCCTGAATTAAATACACCTAAATTAAGAAACCACATTACCGAAGCATGTGAATTGTCAGTTCAGTTAGAATATGATTTTATTGATAAAGCATTTGAAATGGGTGACATTGAAGGTCTAAATAAAGATCAATTAAAAGCATTTATTAAAGCGAGAGCAAACGAAAAAATGACTGAATTAGGTTATACAAATATCTACAACGATATTGACCCAAATTTATTAAAACAAATGGAATGGTTTGGTCATTTAACAAGTGGTAAAACACACCAAGATTTCTTTGCAGGACGAGTTACAAATTACGCTAAGTCAGTAGGTGACTGGAGCGATCTATAAAAAATAAAACAAACATATGAGCATACACGTAGACACAAGTCATTGGGTTAGAGGTAAAAATTACCCAAATTGGATGGATCAAATTGCAATAGACATGATTTCAAAAGGATATTTATTACCTGATGAAGATGTATTTGATGCATATAAAAGAATTAGTAAAGCAGCTGCTCGAAGATTAAAACGTAAAGATTTACAACCGTTTTTCTATGATGCAATAGTTAAAAATTGGTTATGTCCTGCATCTCCTGTTTTATCAAACATGGGAACAGAAAGAGGAATGCCTATTTCATGTTTTGGAATTGATGTAGGTGATTCAATTGAAGGAATTGCTGATGCAAACTCTGAATTAATGAGATTATCGTCTCAAGGTGGTGGAGTAGGGATTGGTTTATCAAGAATCAGAGGTAGAGGAAAAAACATTAAAGACAATGGCGTATCAGAAGGCGTAGTGCCTTGGGCTAAAATTTATGATTCAACTATCTTAGCTACTAACCAAGGTTCAGTACGTAGAGGAGCTGCTTCAGTAAATTTAAGTATCAATCACCCAGATATTGAAGAATTTTTAATGATTCGTCGTCCTAAAGGAGATGTTAATCGTCAATGTTTAAATCTAAATCAGTGTGTTGTTATTGATGATGAATTCATGAATAAATTAGAAGATAAAGATCCTAAAGCACAAAAGTTATGGGGTGAAATTCTAAAAACACGTTTAGAAACAGGTCAACCATACATCATGTTTGAAGACAATATTAACAATGCTAATCCTGAAGCGTATAAGAAAAACAATTTACAAGTTACAATGACTAATATTTGTACTGAAATTGCTTTATACACAGACGAATTACATTCATTTATTTGTTGTTTATCTTCATTAAATTTAGCAAGATGGGATGAATGGAAAGATTATAAATTTGAAAACGGAATGACTTTACCTGAACTGTCAACTTGGTTTTTAGAAGGTGTATTACAAGAATTTATTGACAGAGCTAAAAACATTAAGTTTTTTGAAAACACAGTTCGTTCAGCTACTAAAGGTAGAGCAATTGGGTTAGGTGTTTTAGGATGGCATACGTTTTTACAAGCAAAAGGTATTCCGTTTGTAGGTATTCAAGCAAATGCTCATACAAGATTGATTTTTGATTTTATTGAACAAGAAACAAAGAAAGCATCTAGAGACCAAGCTGAATTATATGGTGAACCAGAATGGTGTAAAGGTACAGGAATGAGACATACACATCATTTAGCACCCGCTCCAACAGTATCAAATGCTCATATTTCAGGAGGTGTTTCTCCATCAATTGAACCTATTCCTGCTAATGTTTATAATTTAAAAACAGCAAAAGGTGTTTTTATTAAACGAAATAAAATATTAGAAGAATTATTAGAAAGTAAAGGATATAACATTGATAGTATTTGGGATCAAATTTTAAAAGATCAAGGATCAATTTTAGGTTTACCTGATTATGTTTTAACTGATGAAGAAAAAGAAACATTCTTAACATTTAAAGAAATTAATCAATTAGAAATTGTTCGTCAAAATGCTATTCGTCAAAAATATGTTGACCAAGCAATATCATTAAATTTATGTTTCTCACCAGATGACTCTCCAAAATGGATATCTCAAGTACATAAAGAAGCTCATAAATTAGGTGTTAAAACATTATATTACTTAAGAACAGAAAGTGTATTAAGAGGAGACAATTTACAAAGATTATCAGAATGTGTTTCATGTGAAGCTTAGTGACCCTCACCATATGTATAATAAAATGACATATGATAGGAATATATAAAATTATAAACCCTGAAGGAAAAATTTACATTGGTTTATCTAAAAATATAAAAAGAAGATGGTTAGATTATAAAAATTCAACATCAATGAGTAGTAATTCATTTTTAAAAGAATCTTTAAAAAAATATGGTTATAGCAATCATATTTTCGAAATTAAAGAAGAATGTACTTTAGAAGAATTAAGATCTCGAGAAAAATTTTGGATTAATTATTACCAAAGTAATAAAACAGGTTTAAATGGAAATAAAGGTGGATGTGGTCCTGGTTCTCAAAGTGAAGAATCTAAACAAAAAATAAGTGAAGCACTTAAAAATAAACCAAAACCATCAGATTTTGGAACTAATAGAAAAAAATGGCAACATACCGAGGAATTTAAAGATAAAGCAAAATTGGCCCCCAGATGTCCTATATTGATGTTTAATTTGGAAGGAGATTTTATTCATGAATTTCCAAATCAACAAATAGCAGCAGATTTTATTGGAGCTAAAAAAAATGCTATATGGAATGCTTTAAATGGATGGAAAAATAAAAATGGTGTTCCTATAACTCAAGTAAAAGGATATAAATTTAAATATAAATGAAAAAATTATTATACTTATTATTAAAGAAAGATATGATTAAGAAGTTGAGTAAAAAACACGGAACTCAATTTGTTGATAATGTTATGGAAACTTTTGGAATTCCTACAGATACAACAAATGATTATTTAAAAACACTAAAACAGGAAGAAAAATGAGAATTTATCAATTAAAAACTGCAAAAGAATTTATAACACAATTCGAACAAGGTTATAGTACAGAAGATTTAATGCAGATATATGCAGAAGATGTAGCCAAAAGATTCGCAGCTGAATGTGTAAATGAAGCACTTGGTAATAAAATGGAGGCGTCCAATGCCATTCATGATACAATTGAAAATAAATATGCATCTATTGTTTGGAACAATTAAATTTAAAAACAAAATTAAAATGGCATTAAAACCTCAATCGATTAGAAAAGGAGTAAAAATTACTCTAAATGGCAAAGAAGCTGAAAAACAAGAAATTATAGAATTAAGTTCTACTTGGAATGAAAAACAAGTAAATTTCTTTAAAAAACTACTTCAACAAGGAGGAGCAACAAAAATTAATGGTAACTCATTTGTCGTTACTCCACCAGCCCAAATTTTAAATTCTGCAGGAGACAAAGACCCAGGAATTATTGTCGTACCAGGATTAGATCAAAGATTTTAATATGAAAAAATATTTTTTACCAATACTAATAGCACTGTCTGCACTATCAATTAGTGCAGCAGCTGCTTATTATAGCGTTACAGGCTTAGCAAAATTGTTTGCTGGAGTAGAAACAGCAGTTATATGGATGGCTTCATCTCTTGAAGTAGCAAAATTAGTAGTAGCATCTTTACTTTATCAATATTGGGAA